CATTTTTTTCTGTAATAAACTTTATTGCCACGTCTGTAGTTGTAGGCAGCTGGCTTGCTGTTGCATTCTTGACACAGGGGCCGCTTGTTTCCGTTTCCATTATACACGCATATATTTATGTATACCTTTTTGGTGCTCTTTAAAATGATTGTAATAATCAGCCCACAAGTGGTAAATATTTCTAACAAGGAGTAACGAACAAATGGCACTAATATCACCAGGAGTAGAGGTAACCGTAGTAGACGAATCATTTTACGTCCCCGGTATACCTGGAGCAGTCCCACTAGTAGTGGTTGCAACCGAACAAGACAAAACATCAGGAACTGGCACAGGCACAGCCTCCGGCACCCTGAGCACAAATTCAAATTCAATATTTTTAATTTCGTCACAAAGAGAATTAACACAAACATTTGGTAATCCAAGTTTTGTGACTGACGCATCAGGCACACCAATTCAGGGATCTGAATTGAATGAATACGGTCTCCAAGCTGCTTACTCCTTCTTGGGCATCGCGAACAGAGCCTTTGTGATCAGAGCCAATGTAGACACAGCAGAATTATCCGGATCAGCAGGCGCACCTGGTGGTAGACCTAATGACGGATTTTACTGGTGGGATCTTGCTTCATCATCTTTTGGAATTAAAGAGTGGAGTGAAGGCACACAATCATTCACAGTGAAAACACCAATCTTCATTACATCAACTGACGATGTGACAGGCAATGCGCCAAAGGCAACCAAAGGATCAATTGGTGATTATGCTGTGGTGGCAACAAACCCTTTCAATAGATTATACTACAAAACACGTTCAAACACATGGGTGCAGGTTGGATCAGCTTCATCTGCAACAAAAGATGCTTCATGGTCATCATCACACCCAACAATCAAAGGCACAGCAACTAATCCAACCCTACAAGATGGATCCATTACAATTAACGGCAATGATGTTGCAAGCCTTGGCCAAACTGTGACAGATGCGGCGGCAGCTATCAATGCAGCTGGCATCGCAGGCGTGGCAGCCGCGGCAGTGGACGGAAAACTTGAAATTTATGGAATAGCACAAGCATCAGGTGATGACTCATCCACAACTGCTGTTGTATCTTCAATCATTATTGCTTCATTAGATGACTCAACAGTAAACGAACTTACTGCTTTAGGAATCACAGCAGGAAGATACAATGTGCCAAAACTATTCATTGGACAGCACACACAAGACCATGGTTTTAGAACAGCTGACACACTATCAAGACCATCAGGATCAGTGTTTATTCAAACAACTTCACCAAACGGTGGTGCAGATATTTCATTAAAAAAATATTCTGACACAGCAGGACAATTTGAAAGCGTTGATGCTCCAGTTTTTATCACACAAGAACAAGCATTACAACAACTTGACAAATCCGGCGGTGGAAAAAACTTAACCACTAACGATGTGTTTGTACAAGTTAACATTGGCGAATCAGAATGGGACGATTCAACACAAGATTCAGGCGAAATCGTAGACTATGTTGCATTCCAAAGAGCAGTTGGTGTTGGTTCAACCACACAAATTGTTTCAAACAAAATTGCAACCAAGTCAGCTGCTGTAGACAACGGTGACACAATAAGAATGGCAGAAACCATTTTAGATCCAGATACAACAGCTAACACAGCTGCAAATAAGTTAAGCACCAAAACAGTAACAATTGGTGGCGACGATGCAGATGATTTTGTGGCTGCTATATCAGCTGCAGGCTTCCAACATATATCTGCAGAATATAATGCAACAACAAAAAGAATCACTGTATCACACGCACTTGGTGGCAACATCTACTTCACAGACACCAGCGGAACTGCGATGAGTGACTTAGGATTCAATGCAACATTTGCCAACGCATACGGTGGCAACTCTGATCTTACAGCAGAGAAAATTGCAAACCTATACGTTGCACCAGCAGGCGACAAAGATGACTTTTCAACATCCGATGATCAAACAGAAGCTAATAGAACTTTTGCTTTCTTGGCATCAAACTGGACACCAGTTGAGAACACTCCGGATTCAGGCACAACATACACAGCAATACAAAGTGTAAACGAGCCATCCAAAGATCCAGCAGACAACCAATTATGGTATCACACAACTGTTGACGAAGTTGATATACTAATACACAACGGAACAACATGGACTGGATATCAGAATGTTTCATCAGACGCTAGAGGATTTAATTTATCATCAACAGATCCAAAAGGTCCTATCATTTCAGCAAGTGAGCCAACAACACAATCAGATGGCACAGCACTTGTTGATGGAGACATTTGGGTAAGCACAGCAGATCTTGAAGAGTATCCAAATTTATACAGATATGATTCATCACAACCAGATGGACAAAATTTTGTTCAAATTGACAACACTGACCAAACATCACAAGATGGTATATTGTTTGCTGATTTCCGTTTCCATTCAGATGGAACAAAAGATGTTATCAACGAGGAAACATTAATCACAGACTTGTTAACTTCAACATATCTTGACATAGACAAGCCAGATCCAGCACTGTATCCAAAAGGTATGCTTGGATTTAACTTAAGAAGATCAGGTTATGCTGTGAAGAAGTTTAGAAAAAATTACTTCACAAGAACAAACTTTGCATCAACAACTGTGTATGCAACACTGCCAACTGAAAAGGATGCTTGGGTAAATGCATCTGGCTTAAAAACAGATGGTTCACCTTTCATGGGCAGAAAAGCACAGAGAAACGTTATTGTTGAAGCAATGAAATCAACTGTGGAATCAAGCACAGCACTAAGAGAAGAGCAGAGAGAGTTCAACTTACTTGCATGTCCTGGTTATCCAGAACTGATCACAAACTTAGAAACATTGAACGCAGACAGAAAAGAAACTGCATTTGTTATTGGTGATACTCCATTTAGATTAGAACCAAACTCAACAGCAGTCACAAACTATGCTAACAACACAGCAGGAGCTGCCGACAATGGCGAAGATGGATTGCTTACAACCAACGGATTCACAGGTGTCTATTATCCATCAGGATTTACAACAGACCTAGCAGGCGAATCAGTTGTTGTTCCAGCATCACACATGATGTTAAGAACAATTGCATTTAATGACCAAGTGGCATTTCCATGGTTTGCACCAGCAGGTGTAAGACGTGGTGCTATAGACAATGCTTCATCAGTTGGTTTTGTCAACTCAGAAGGTGAGTTCGAAACCACAGCAGTAGCAGAAGGTCTTAGAGATGCATTATACTCAGTAAACATCAACCCAATTTCATTTGTTACAGGTGCAGGATTAGTTGCATTTGGACAAAAGACAAGACAACTTACTGCTTCTGCACTAGACAGAATCAATGTTGCAAGACTTGTTGCGTTTACTAGATTACAATTAGATAAAATAGCAAGACCGTTTATCTTTGAGCCAAACGATGCACTTACAAGAAATGAAATAAGACAAGCAATTGAATCATTCTTGTTAGAACTTACAGCTCAAAGAGCACTGTTTGACTTTGCTGTTGTTTGTGATGAAACCAACAACACAGCGGCAAGAATAGACAGAAGCGAACTGTATGTTGATGTGGCAATTGAGCCAGTCAAAGCAGTTGAGTTTATCTTTATTCCAATCAGATTAAAGAACACCGGAGAAATAGCAGCTTCAGGCCTTTAAAGGTACAAGTTGAAAAAAGGAGAAACAAGTAGTAAATAACATTACTAGGAGAAAAATAAAATGGCAGTATCAACACTATCAAAATTTACAGTACCACTAGCAAGTGATCAATCATCAGCCTCACAAGGCTTATTGATGCCTAAATTACAGTATAGATTTAGAATCATACTTGAGAACTTTGGTATATCAACTCCTAGATCAGAACTCACCAAACAAGTTGTTGACGTGACTCGTCCAAACTTAACATTTGATCAAATCACATTAGATGCTTACAACTCAAGAGTGTATATGGCAGGAAAACACACATGGGATCCTATCACACTTAATGTAAGAGACGATGTTAACAACGAAGTTACAAAACTAACAGGTGAGCAACTACAAAAACAATTTGACTTTTTTGAACAATCATCTGCCGCATCAGGACAAGACTACAAATTTACAGGTAGAATTGAAATGCTTGATGGTGGTAATGGTGCTAACACTCCTACTGTGTTGGAAACCTATGAACTATATGGTTGTTATCTTGACAACGTGCAGTATGGCACACTTGCTTATGCAACATCAGAGCCTGTTCAGATTACAATGTCTATTAGATATGACAATGCAATCCAAACACCTAGAGGCACAGGCATAGGCACAGCAGTTGCAAGAACAATTTCAACAGCAGCTACAGGCGGCGGTATCTAATCAACTAACTGATGCTTTTTAAGTTTGGCAACAACCAAACTCTTGTTTCACAAATTAATGAAATATTTTTGTCTCTTAAAAAACAGAGAGGCGGTGTAAGTTCTGCCAAACCAAGACTTAAACTTGAATCAAGAGACTGTTTTGTATACACTGTGCATGACACACACATACACAATCAAATTAACGCTCTGCTAGGATGTGAACAATCATCCATACACGTGATGGAATATGGTGTAAATCAACACTTTCAATCATGGCACCAAGACAATTCTGGAAAAACAAATGATCACAGAAAAGTATCAATGTCTTTGCTACTCAACAACAATTTTCAAGGTGGAGAACTTGAATTCGAAACACAATCTGCCAATCTAATAAATGTTGGCGACTATGTTATATTCGACAGTATGATGCGACACAGAGTGACCAAAGTTACCCAAGGCACTAGAAAGACTCTTGTGTGTTGGGGACACGCATAATTTTATCACCATAAATATTACAAATGGTCTGGCGTAATAACTTTTTAAAACAATTGATTGGCGGAGACACCATGAAAGATTATCAGCATGCCGCCAGATTGTATACAGACCAAACATTTAGACTGGCACCAAAAAATAAGTTTTTATATCATGTAGTATTTGATATCAATCCATTGGCAGTAGGCAAATCAATCAATCAAACAGAACAACTTGAACTTGGCATGATTGTAAAACGCTGTGACTTGCCTTCATACAATTTCAATGTCGAACAAAAAAACAAATACAACTTCAAAACTTATGTGCAAACAGGCATACAATATCAGCCAGTGTCTATTGTGTTGCATGATGACATGGGCGATGTTGCAACGGCATTTTGGAAGTCATATTATCAACATTATATTGTAGACACTAATCAATCTGAAAGAGCATACAAAGCTGGTTACAATGATACTGGCGGAATGAAAAGATTTGGTCTTGACACAGGCAACAAAGAAAAGTTTTTTACTTCTATTTCTATTTTCCAATTAAGCAGAGGACTGTTTACAGAATATAAAATGATGAATCCAATTGTTAACGATTGGGCAAACGGATCAATGGACCAGGGAGATGGTGCAGGAGTAAACGAACATGCATTTTCTATCTCCTATTCAGGCGTGTTGATGCGTAATGGTGAGATAGGTGTTGATCCGGCAGGCTTTGCACAGTTTCATTATGATAAAACTCCATCTCCAAATTCAACAGGAGGGGATAGTGTATTTGGTGTGCTTGGCGGTATAACAAAAACAGCAAGTCTGTTAGGATCAGGCAACATATTCGGAGCTGGCTTGTCAGCACTTAACACATATGAAAAAATAAAATCAGGTAGAGCAACAAGGGGACTTAACGAGGAAATCATAGGCATAGCCAAAGACGCCATAAAAGCAGGCACAAACAACATTGGCGCTACCTCTAAGCCTGGTGTATCTTTTCCAAAAAATTTAAAACAAAAAAGAGCAAACGACAAACAGACTGTCAAAGCAGTGGGCCAAACCATTGTGTCTGATGAAAACATATTGCTGAATTCAACACAAGCAAAAATTTATCTCGAAAATAATTTTGATGCAAAACAAAAATTTGCAAAATTTACAAGTTTTAGAATTGATTCGAACTTAGACGTAAATGATGTAGACACTGAATGGAGTCAGTTGACTGAATCCGAACAAAATTCATATCTAAATAATGCTGGCAATATAATAGGAGTGCTTATCAACAGTGAGCAACTGAAGTATCAAGTGAATAGAAATGAATATCAAAAATTTGTAGAAGCTCCGCTTGCTGAACAAACAGTGGCCACAGTGAATCTTAACAATTCCGGTTCTGACAAAGGACTTTCAGCAAATACCTTGACAGGAGCAAAAGGTTACACATACTAATGGCTGAATACAGTGCAAACAACAGCAATGGGCAACTTGGTAATAGTTCTTCAGCAACCAGGACCCCTGTCAGCAATTTAGGTGTTGGAAGTTCTAACACTGAATCATTGGTCCAGTTTTTAAGCGGAATAGAAAGAGATCGCACAGAACTTAATGGAGCACAATATGATGCTGTGCAGGCATTTTTTAGTAATAGAGGTTACGCCGTTGAGTCCAGTAAGTCAATTGCTTATGTGTTAATGAAACAAGCCAAAGTTGATGGAGCCAATGTTTTTGATGTTATAGACACATTGCAAGGATCAACTGATCTTGAACTTTCGCAACTGGTAGCAGAAATATTGAATGCCTACAGATATAAAACTTCAGTGTTAGGGTTTAAAAATGATAGAACCACACAGAGTCATGTCACAAGAAACATAAAGGCATAAATGAACCGTTGGTCCCAAGGATTGTTCCAACCAAAAAATACAAACAAATATGTTGGTAAAAAAACACCAAAATATAGATCTTCTTGGGAGTTTGCATTTATGCGATTCTGCGACAACAATCCAGGAGTCATGCAATGGGCATCTGAATCAATACAAATTCCATACCGTAATCCTTTGAATGGTAAAAACACGATATATGTGCCTGATTTTTTTGTTGTGTATCAAGACAAGACAGGCAAAAGACAAGGTGAATTGATTGAAGTTAAACCAAATAATCAAGCCAAACTAGAAAGTGTAGGCAAAAATAAACAAAATCAAGCCGCATACATTGTAAATCGAGCCAAATGGGAAGCTGCCAACAAATGGGCCAAAGGAAAAGGTATTCGGTTTAGGGTGATCACTGAGAGCGATATCTTTAAATAAGATTATGCCAGTGGAATACATACAACTTACACGCTTGCAAAAACTAGAAATATTAG